GGGATGCGGCCTCCCTCTGCTAGTCCCCTCTGACCACCACGCTGATAGTCCTGGGCACGGGCGATGTACTCGAAGTGCTGATCACTACCGGGTACGGACTCCAGGGTGGACTGCTTGTAGCTCCACACCTTGGGGGCCGAGTGAGGATCGATGGTCTCGTCCTCACTGCGCTGACCCCGGAGATGCTCGATGGCCCGGTGAGCCGCTCCTGCCTGGCGGGCCGCACCAACATCTTCAAAGTTGGCCGTCGACTGGATGGGCTGCTTGTGTTCCTCCCGCATCTCCGCAGCCACTGACGCCACCCCAGCGATGTGCTTGGAGTCCATGTCAGCCAGGCTGACGTGCTGGCCGATCCAGGACTTGGGCATGGCTGTGCCCTTGAGATCCCTCCCGGCGATCTTCTGATTGGCCCGAGCGTGAAGCTCCGGGGTCATCAGGACCGTGTGCTTGTCCTGGTGGCCCACCATGTCCAACATGGCCCGACCGGCTTTTTTCTCCGACTCCGGGTTGTTGTTGGGACTCATGGACGTGGTCGCCACGATGGCCTTGCGCTTGTCGATGCCATGCTCTCTGGCTGCCGCCGCAATGTCAGCGTGATGGCCGAAATACCAGGCCGTGCCCTCCGGGAGGGCGGGCATTTCCCAGCCGGTATGAGGATCGGTCCAGGTGCCCTGCTTCTTGGCCCGCTGGCGGGCCTCCCGAGTGCGCTGCACACGGGCCTGGGTGGCACCCTCCAGGGTCAAGGGCTTGTCCTCTATATGAGGCTCGATAGCAGCCAGTGACCGGGTGCGGACCTCAGCCTTCTTCTTGCCCAGTGGTCCCACGGTGGGACTGGTCCGGGCTGCCTCAGCCTTCTCCTTGGCCTCACCGATGTGCTTGGTGACCATGCCCATCTCGGCCCAGTTCTCCCGCATGGCCTGCTGACTCTCAGGGTCAGCATGCTCCAGGCGCATGGCCCTACCGGCTGGTGCCCAGTTCGGCCTCCTGGGTGAGGAACCTGGCTCCTGCTTCCGACTCGCCACGGTCAGTCAGTGACAACCTCAGGGGAGCGCCGCTTCTGGATGCCTCCCGAACGAACGACCTCTTCAAACCTGACTTCGGCCTGGTCGGTGAAGCTGCCATGGGCGAACTCACCCAGCATTGTGGGGGCGTCGACCCAGGCGGCAGAGCCGACATGCGCTCGTTCCGCCATGGTCTCCTCAGGCATCTTGAACTGGGTGTTGGGGTCGACGTGATTAATTCTTCCGGGGGCCGACACCATGAACTCCAGCATCCCCCGCTGGAAGTCAGTGGGGATGTCGGTGTCAGTACCCAGTCCCTCCTCAAAGCGCAGAGGGCCACGCCCACCGGGCGCATTGGGGCCAACGGTTGTGTCCCAGGCGTAGGTGCCACGTTCCGGGTACTGCGGGCCAGGGCTAAGTCCCATCTCATCCTCCTGTTTGAGGCTTGTATTGAAGGCTAGTGACGGTGCCCACGCCCCCCTTGACCACCCCAGTACCCTGATCACATGGGTGCAGGACAGGACTGGGCGCATCAGACCGCCATGCAGCGTGCTACCGGCTCCAACCTGGCGACGCCCTACGCCGCCCAGCTTGGTGCCCAGTCAGAGAAGGCCCGGATCCAGTCCGAGGCCGAGCCGGTGATCGCTCACGGCGTTTCTATGCTGAACGACGCTGTCGGCGCTGTCTTGGGTGGACTGCCCTAGCCCGCTTGGCCGAGGAAGCCCAGGGTGTGGCCTGGATCTCCACTTCCGGGACCATCATCACCTGGGACATGATGGTGGCGCATGACAAAGAGTCGACGTAGTCGTCATGGACGCCAGCCTCGTTCGGGGCCTCCACGATCAGGTGCGCTCCCCGGTAGGTCTTCTCCACGTCAATCATCTGCTGGCGAAAACGCCGGTAGACCTTGGTCTTCTTGGCCCTGGGATGGGCGGGCCATGACAACAAACCTCTCTGGATTAGCTGTTGAAGGTGCTTCCACCTGGCCGACTGATCTCCGATCTGCGACGACAACGGTTCCACCTGGATCTTCGGCAACAGCCGTTTGAGCCGGTCAGCAGCTACGTCACCCACGCCCTGGGCGTCCACACCACACGCCACGATGGAGTAGTTGGAGAAAAAATCCACGATCCTGAAGTACTGGTCCTCCCACTCCTCGCCGTGCATCTCCAGCCAGTTCAGGATGCGGTGATCGTATAACCCCAGTTCATCGGGCCGATCCCAGTCCACCCATAGGACGGTGGCGACCGTAGAGTCCATACGCCTGGCGAAGTCGATGCCAGCAATGAGAGGCGAACGCCAGTAGGCGGGAACGATAGGCATCGTAGGGTCTCCGAGTTCGTCCATACGGGACTCGGTGATGAGCATGCCTCGTTCCAGGAGCCACTCCAGCCGGTAGTTGAGGCGGAACTCATCGCTGTCTTCTCCGATCCTGCTGGCCTCACCCCGGATGTAGGCGGCGTAGTTCTTGTTGTACTTGGCGCAGTACTTCCAGTCGAAGCGGAAGTGGTTCTTTTTTCCACCACGGCGTAGCTCCTGGCGGCGATTGTGCTGGATGGTCTGGTAGAACACGCCCTTCACGATGTCTGGCGTCCCCGTCATCACCATGGTCGCCAGGTAAAAAGCTCCCATAGGACTTATGCTCTTATTTAAAACGTAAGGATCTACCGACTGGCTCTCGTCCACAAAAATAACGTGGTAGGACTTCGATTCGATTTTTGCCCTGGGGTTGGCGGTCTGCATGGCGCAGAAGGACTGGCACTTCTTCAAGCGCACCTTGCGGGAGCCAGGGCGTACCTGATCGTCTATCTCAGGATCCTCCAGCATCTCCAGGGCACGCTCTGAGGTCAGCCGATCCACCACCCGCCCGAACAGGGTCTCGACCTGCTGCTCCACCGGGGCGAAGCATCCGATCATCACGCCCTTGGCGAACTTCTGGAGGTAGTCCACCTCCGGGAAGATGGTCGCCAGCCGGGGCAGGAGGACCATCAGGGAGGCGGCGACGTTCGCCACCACCTCCGTTTTCCCGCTCTGGCGGCTGAGTTCTCCGGTGATGGTGGCCCCGTCCCCGGAGATGACCGACTGGATGATGCGCCGTCCCAGTTGCTCCTGGTAGGGGAACATGGACACCCCGGAGAAGATCACCGTAAAGTCCCACACCTTGTCGACCAGCCGGTCGACAAACTGCTGGTCACCGGGGTCCAGGGGGGCCGGGGCGTACTGCTCCAGGTCATCGGAGAGTTCGCTGTCCTCTGCGAATTCGTCGTCCAGATCCTCCAGGCCGGGTTCCTCTACGTAGGTCAAAGTCGGTCCTGTGGGGTCACAGTCGGTCCCAGTCGGTCATATAGACGAATCACGATGTCCTTCCACAGCTTCATACACACCTTTTGCACAGCTTACTGTGGGCAAGATTCGGGGTTGACAGCGGACGGCTGAGGGGGCAGGCTCAGGGGTTACCGCACCCTCTAGGAGGGAGGGTCGGCTGGACAGGGGCCTTGTCCAACCAGGCCCCGGATGGGAGCAGTAATGGGCGATGGCGTAGTACCACCATGCCTTGACGGCCTTGGTCAGTGCGGGGAACATCAGCTACTCCGGTGGATGACCAGGAAGACCAATCGCCGGGGTGTGGTGCCCCTGGAGTACGAGCGGCTAGTGAGGAGGGCAACGGATAGACGCCCTGCTCAGAACGGTCAGAGGCTCAGGCACCTCATAGATGGAGGCTACCTGGAGAAGATCGACATCGGGGAGACCTTCGGCTTCAAGGTGTTGGTCCCCTGTGGGTGCCAGGAAATTTTTCCATTGATCTTTTCCGCCCGCCCTGCGGGCGGTAGCGAAGCGATGATACCGTTGCGAAGCAACGGGGTCATTGCGAGCCAAGAACGTCCTGATCTAAGTGACGGAAGCGTAAGACCACAGAAGTCTAATGGCCCCCCGTCTGCCCTGAATTCAGTCACCCTGGCTAAGGATATTTTTCCCCAGTTGGTGGCCCTCAACCCGCTCCAGAACAACTGGCACGCTCTGGCAGCGAACCTGAAGCGATGGCCTGAGCGGTATGGGATCGACTTCCCCCTCGTCTTCCAGATGATGGAGGAGTTCGCCCAGCATCCCGAGTGGTGTCAGCGATCCAGGAACAACCCCTGGCAGGTCTTCCTCTCCCGGCGAGACCAACTCCTGGGACTGGTACGGCATCAGCAGCAAAGGAGTGCGATGTGGTCTGAGCGTCGCACCCCCCGTGCATACTCCTGGGCATGACCACCCCACTGTGGGTCCGGGGGCGTCCCTCCCCGGCCTTCCTCAGCGACCCCCGGCGCATGTGCATCGGGAAGTGGGAGCTATTTTTCGATGAGAGCATCGAGGCCCTGGCTGCCTGCCAGGCCCTGTGCGTCAAGTGTGCCCTGTTCCAGGAATGCACCCGCTGGGCGCTCACCCGTGACCTGGAGTTCGGTGTCTTCGCTGGTCTGACGCCCCAGGTCAGGTCCAGGATCCGCCTGACCGGGGAGCAGTACTACGACTGGCGGCGGGGCTGGTCCCGGCGACGACGCACCAAGAACAGGATCAGTGGAAAGTTCTCCCAGGGCCGACGTGAGATGCCGCCCTGTGTTAATTGTGGCCTCCCCGACAGAGTCGTCCGCTACGGGCGCAGCCGGGAGAGTAACCGCCAGCGGTACCAGTGCCGTGCGTGCCGCAAGACCTTCCTGGGAGAGAGTCTGTGAGGGACCGATCATCAATACGACCATCAGCAGTGTTCAGGCAGTTTGAGAGGAAAAAGTTGGAGGATTTCGTACCAAGGCACCCCAGTCAGGAACTGGCGGTCAAGGTAGTGAGGGACTACATCGAGAGCTACAACTGGGAAGGTAACGGCTTGACGTTCATCGGTCCCTGCGGGATCGGTAAGACCTTTCTGGCCTCGATGGTAATGAACGGGCTTCCGTACAGGTTTCGGACTGGCTGCATTCGGGCTGACCGGTACCTCTCGCTCTACCGTGACAAGTTTGAGTTGGGGGCCTTGTTGAAGGCGGGTGGGGATGTTGTCGAGGATTTAGAGAAAACACGTCGACATCTCAACGGACTGGAACGCAGCAACGTGCTGCTTCTGGATGACCTGGGCCGGGAGTACGACTCGGACACCCAGTGGTCCAGCACTCAGATCTCCAACCTGATCCGCTGGCGCTACGACAACGGTGCTGCCACCCTCATCACCAGCAACATGCCCTTCGACTTCCTCATCCGACGCTACAGCGAAGCGTTCGTCAGCTTCCTGCGAGAGATCAACACCACCGTGGTCATGGATGGAGAGGACTACCGTGCGACAGGGGCAGTTGGGGACTGAGGCCCAACGGCGGATGATCTGGATTTGGGAGGGAGCGGTGGCCTCCCTCCCTGACAAGAAGGCTGTCCGTACCTGGGAGAAGGTCAAGTGCAACGTGGGCCTGTGGGACCAGGCCGTAAGTTACTGGGAGGTAAGTGAGCGGGGCCTGGCCTGGATGTGGGCCGTCTTAGCCCGCACCAACTTCCGGGTGGATGTGTGCGTCACCACCCGCCCTGAGGGTTTTGCACAGGCTGTGGCTAAACGTGTGGAAAAAGAGAACTGGCCGGTTCGCTATGTCTTCGCACGCACAGCACCTGAACTGGGCAAGGGGCTATCCACGATGCCTGATGTGGAGCGGGTGATCTACGGGCTGGAGGAGCAACGGTGGGCCTTCGGCCCTCAGGGCTATCTACTAAGCCAACCGGGTCAACTTGTATGACGCCTAACGACTTGACTGCCGACATTGAGTATCTGA